CACCCAACGTAGCAGTCTCATAGTTTGCTCCATATTGTTCATTTAAGCCAGGAGGGAGGTAAAGATAAATAGTTTTGAACAAGCTACTAATATCGTTATTACCTGCTACTGGGTTCGTACCCGATGCTCCATCTCCTACCCAAGTGTATGGGTTAGCACTACCTGTACCTTGCGTTTTAAAGATTTGGATACGTAGGTAATCAATGTATTGAGTGTCAACAGTATCTTGCCCTCTGATATTATTTTTTGACTTACCCACTTGAGCTGGTAACTCTCTCGGATACACCAAAGGTGCACCACCGCCACTGGAAGTCGTAGTTACGTTATCATTTTCTATCTCATTTGCCATTAAAATGTCCTATAAAACGAAGCAAGGAAGATTCAAGCCACGCAATCCTGGCAAGTATAAAGGGGATCCTAGTAACATTATTTATAGATCTTCGTGGGAAAAGAAATTTATGCTATGGTGTGACTGTAATTTAAACGTTCTGGAGTGGGGTAGTGAAGAGATTGTTATTCCCTATCGGTCTCCCCTTGATCGTAGGGTTCATCGGTATTTTCCCGATTTTTATGTCAAATCAAGAGACAAGAACGGTTCGACCGTCAAGAGACTCATTGAAGTTAAACCTTATGCTCAGACTAAAGCACCGAAACCAGGACGTAAGACTAAGAAACTTCTAACAGAGATTGCTACTTGGGGTGTGAATCAAGCGAAGTGGAAAGCAGCGAAGGAATATTGTAAGGATAGACGATGGGAATTTGTGATATTAACTGAGAACGAACTAAAGGTATGAGCTTATTCGAAGACATAAAAGAACTCTCTGGAGGAAAACCTCACGGTAATGTGTGGTGGAGGAATCAGCTGTTCTGGGCTCTCGAAGGTGCTGACGGTCCTATACCAACTACTGCTGTTACATTTACATATAGAGCAGAGTATGGAGAAAAGATGAGGTTTTGGGATAAATATCCTATGGTATACATTTTAGGGGAAGGTGGTCAGCACTTTTGGGGTGCAAATGTACACTATCTCCAACCAGCAGCAAGGAGTGCTGGTTTTAGTGTAGCAGCACCTCCCCAAACAATACATAAATACCTACGTAGTAATGTACTCAGCCCTCTAAAGAAGATTCCAGAGTCTGAATATGATGATATAGGTTTACTTCCAACAGAACAATGGATCTCCACTATTAATGGAGTTCAAGTACCTATCCCCAGTAGCATAGTGTATAAAAATTACCTCTAATGGCAACACCAAATTCATTTACAGTTTTTAAAGATATCACAGGCAACGGATATAATGAGCCAACGTTGGCAAATTTATACTCTGTTGAGTTTGGTTTACCTGCTATCATAGGTCATTTACCTGGTTTTGAAGTGGATGTACAGAGTTGGTATAATCATATGAATTATTTTGCTGACGCTGTAAGTATACCTTCACGAAACATCACTACAGGAGACATCAAGAACGTAGGAATTGGTAGGAAATATGCTACAGGACAGACAGAGAATCAGTTAACTATAAGTTTTATGTTGACAAAAAGTTCTTGGCACAGGAACTTCTTTGAAAAATGGATGCAGAAGATAGCACCAGACTCTGAGAATAGAGTTGGTTTCTATGATGATTATACGACTGATATATATGTTAGAAAGTGGGAACGTGGTTCCAACTATCTGAATCACGTCAAACAAGGTGGGACAGATTACTTTTCAAGAATGAACAAAGCTGTTGGTATCTATCAATTCGCTAAATGTTTCCCAGTTAATATGGGTGGACTAGAATTTAGTAACGATGGTGGCGGTGTCTTGAAGATGAATATGTTGTTCAACTATGAGAGATATAGATTCACAACCAAAGTTCAGAAACCTAAAGACTGGACTGAGGATAAAGTTATAACAGAGAATTTAGATGTTGCACAAGCGTTAGGGCTTGGAACTGATACAAACACTCAGTTTGGCATCTAAATAGTATTACTGAATTGTAAACCCTTAAATATGCCTTTACCAACCCTTAGCATTCCTGATTACGAATGCGTACTTCCATTTGGACAGAAAGTAACTTATCGACCCTTCCTAGTTCGTGAAGAGAAATTGCTCTATATGGCAATGGAGACTCAGAATCAGAAGGAAATGATTAAAGCGGTGAAAGAGATCATCAAGAACTGCACTAATGTCAAGAACGTTAACACACTAACAACATTTGACATTGAATATCTCTTCTTGAAGATTCGTGGTAAGTCTGTTGGAGAAGTAAGTGAGTTTAAAATCACTTGCCCTGATGATGAAAAGACTACAGTCGATGTGGAAGTCAACCTAGATGATGTGGAGATCCAAATCCCAAAAGAGCACTCCAATAAGATTAAACTAAATGATGAAATTACTTTGACGATGAAGTATCCTTCATTAGATTCTTTCGTTAAGAATAATCTAACTGATAATCCTGGCATCGATGATGTGTTCAAACTAGCAGCAGATTGTACTGATACTATCGCTGAAGGTGATGAACTACACGAAGCAAAAGATTACAAGAAAGCAGAACTAATTGCATTCTTTGAAGGTATGAACTCCAAACAGTTTGGTGACGTTCAGAAATTCTTTGAGACTATGCCTAAGTTATCTCACGAGATCGAGGTATTCAATCCAAAGACTGAAGTCAAAAGCACTGTTACATTGGAAGGACTAGCAGCTTTTTTCGAATAGCCCTAGCTCACGACTCTCTATTGAACTTGTATGAGGTCAATTTTGCCCTTATGCAACACCACAAGTACAGTCTAACTGAACTTGAGAATATGATGCCTTGGGAAAGAGATGTGTATGTGAACTTGTTAATCAGGTATCTTCGAGAAGAAGAAGCGAGACAGAAACAAGCACAGGGCACACAGACCAACTTATAGATGGCAGCTTTAAAGATCAGATCCTTTTTACCCGCGAAAACCACTGGTGATGTTCGCACTGATCCTGCAGCCGCAATGACAACCTCTATTAACCGTCTTGGGTTTGTTGTAGAGGATATTGGACATATCATCGCTAAGATGCATATGGATAAGTTGCAGTGGTTAGATGATCAGAAAGATGCAAGGAAATTAAAGAAAGATCAAGAAAAAGAATCAAAAATAGAACAACAGGTACAAAAAGAGGTAGAAGTAGAAGATAAAAAGGCAGGAGGTGTACAAAAGAAAACTGGTGGTTTCTTAATGAAACTGCTCCAACCCTTTATGTGGATTGGTACGAAGTTACTGACATTTCTTGCGTTAAATTGGATGTCAGATCCAAAGAACGGAAAGTTTATTAAGACAGTCCTACCGTGGATAGGTAAATGGTTAGGGACATTCTGGAAAGTATTATCTACTGGTGTTAATTGGATATTAGAAGCATTTGGTGAAAAATCGCCTGTAATGGGAGCATTGAAGATATTTGGTGGTATTGCTGCACTCTTCGCAGCAGATAGAATCCTACAACCTTGGAAGTTAATCGGTGATGTCAATAAACTTAGAAAATTAGTTAGTAATGATGCTAATAAGAATCAGCAGACTAATCAGAGTCAAGCTCAGACCAAAAGGCAGATTGCCAAGCAAAGACTGAAGAATATCAATAAGATTAGGGCTAAAAACAAGAGGATGCTCAAACTCAGGAAACTGAAGAGAGCTGGTAAGTTGAAGATGGGTAAATTTATGAAAGGTGGTGGATTATCTGTGTTAGCTGGTGCTGCATCGTTTGCAACACGCCTTTCTCAAGGTGATAGTGTACAGAAAGCAGCTGGTGCTGGTGTAGGTGCAGCAGTTGGAGGTGTTGCTATGACTGCTTTGTTAGCACCTATACTCGGACCTTTCGCACCAATAGTAGGAAATCTGCTGGGTGGATTTATTGGAGATAAGATAGGTGCATTCATCGGTGATGCCATAACTCCTATCATAGCTCCCATAAAAGACTATTTTGTGAACATATGGTGGCCAGCTATGAAGGCATTCTTCAAACCTTTAGCTACCACGATCGGGGAATATATGGAAGTTGCTATCCCTGTGGTGCAGATGGTTTGGAAGAAAGTACAACCATTCTTGTCTGAAGGATTGAAAAATGTTGGTAAATTCTTGACCGAAGGACCTGTCGGAAAATCAATTCAAGCATTGCTCTGGTTGGTGAAAACAGGTGCGTGGATCTTGGGTGGACTGGTGAATGGTATAGCCAAGGTTATAGGAGGATCCCTTAACACGTATAACCGTGTGTTTGGTGATGAAGAGACGAAAGCTGATGCTCAACTGGAAAATGAAAACTATGACATTAAGAATTTAAACGAGCAGTTAGCAACTCTGAAAAAGAACAAAGAGAAGAAGGGTGGTGGAAAGAGATCAGTCTGGTTTGGTGTTGATGGTGTCGTACGTACAAGTAATGGTGCACCAGGTATGCATATAGGAAATGGTCACGGTCATCCTTTTGGTTCAACCATTGACGAAAAAATCAAGCACTGGGAAGAGGTTTTGATACCCCACGCTAAACAGAAGGCAGCAGAAGCTGCACAAGCTGTGAAAGATCTTGAAAATTCTGGTGGAAATGTAGAAGCATTAACTACATTTACTGATAAAGAACTTACAAGAGGTGATCACGTAGTTACATCTCCAGCTTTGGTTGAGAGATGGGGTAAGATTCACAAGGGTGTTGATATTGCTACAGATATAGGTGAAAAACTTTACACATTTATGGATGCAGTTGTAGATCAAGTCGGTACAGAAGGAGCCACAAAAGGATATGGTAATTATATCGCATTTACCACTAAGGACGGTATAGGACAGTTCTATGCACATATGAATAAGATGTCAACGTTGAAAGATGGACAGAAGATAAAGAAAGGTACACAGGTGGGTGAAGCAGGTAACAGTGGTGCATCAACAGGACCTCACCTTCACTGGGAGACTGCTACTAACCCTGCTGATGTTGGTTATGGAGGTCCGAGCATCTTTGACCCATTGACAAAATATGGCAAAGAATCACCATTCTCAGGTAAGTTAGAACCAGTTTCTGATTACATTGTTGGAGGAACAGGTGGTGCTGAGAATCTAAATAAAGAGTTAGTGCAACGTTCTGAAGCTGAGTCCTCAGCTGACTTCCGAGGTGGTACCACAGAGACAATGTACATCGTACAACCTGTGTTACGTGACTATGTTCAACAGTCAGGTGGTGACAAACTCGTAACAGTTTCCAGATACGGAGATGATATCTAATGGCTACAGTAAGATTCTATAAATACGTAACTCCACCAAAGGGTGAGACTAAGATTACTGTTGGTAATAAGACTGTTGCTGGCACAAGTTTTTCTACGACAATTAAATCACTTAATTCATTAGGAGCAACAGTTAACAGTATTGCTGCTGCATTAAAAGGTCTAAAAACTCAACAGTTAAAACAAGCAAAAGACGCTGCTGATCGTGCAAAGTTAATGGCAGATCAGAATAGAGAAGCAAATATAGAAGCACAAGAACCAGATAATGCTTCGGGTAACGTTGTAAAGAATATTGCTAAAGGTGGATTAGGATTTCTCGGTAATTTGCTGAAATTCTTTAAAACACTTATTACGTTTGCTGCATTAGATTGGTTGTCAAAACCAGAGAATCGAGAAAGTATCATACGAACGTTTAAACGTCTTAAAGCGATGTTTATATGGATCAGAGATGCGATGGGTAAGTTGTATAACTGGATCACAACTAACTGGGATAGAGCATTTGGTAAAGATAAGACCTTGATGGAAAGGATCAAAGGTGCAGGTAGTTTGTTGGCAGGTGCTGCTATTGCTCTTGCAGGTCTATCATTCCTTACAAATCCACTTGGTACGATAAAAGCATTTGTAGGTATCATCAAGATGGTTGGTGGCGGTATTATGAACCTAGGAAAAGTTCTAGGTGGTACTGGGCTTGGTAGAGCTGCTATAGGTATCGGTATTGGTATAGGTGCATATCAGAATGTAATGAATGATGAGAACTTTGAAGGTCCTGAAGAAGATAGGAAAGCTGCTGCTATTGGAGCTGGTGTTGGTGGTACAGGTGGAGCAATGGTTGGAGGACAAATAGGTGCTCAGTTCCTAGGTCCTGTTGGTGGTATGGTTGGATCTGCATTAGGTGGTTTCTTAGGACAGAAAGCAGGTAAGTTCTTCGGACCTATTGCTAAGGAGTGGTTTGGAAAAATAAAAGAGATATTTGAAACAATGCAAGAATGGTTGAATAAGTTCTTAGCACCACTAAAAGATGCATTTACAAATCTATTTGAAGCACTCGGACCTGTAATACAGACTATTGTTGATAAGATAAAACCAATGATGCCTATGATTGAGAAAATTATGGGATTCTTAGGTAAGATAGTCTTCGGACCTCTGATACTGATGATGAAAGGTATTACGGCTCTGTTGAAGAAGATACCTATTGATGCTGAACTGGATAAGATTAAGACAGATTCTGATGAAGCACTAAACCAATTAGAGGATCCTAATAGTCAACCAGAATTAAGTAAAGGTGGATTTATTCCTAGGAGAACTATTGCTCCTATGAAATTCCCTGAGTTTAGTAAGGGTGGTTGGATCACAGGACCTCAGTCAGGTTATCCTGTATCACTTGATGGTAAAGGTGTAGATTTTATAGGTCACGGTACAGAGTATGTTGCAAAGAGATCTGCTGGTGGATTTGTTATTCCTGTAGATACACCACATACACGTAGAGATCCTAATTTAACGAGTCGAAGAGCAGCACAAGCTCAGAGAGCTGGTTTTAAATTACCTGGTCGCTCTGCTGGTGGTAAGATAAATGCACAACCAACGTATAATGTAAGCATACCTAAGACATATCGTTTCAGAGAATATTCTCAAGGTGGTTTCTTCAGTGATATGAAGACTAGGTTCACGAATAAGATGGATGATATATCCAGTTCTGTTCTGAATATGGCAGAAAATCATCCAAATGAGAATGTTCGTGACTTGGTAAATAACGTAGTGATACCTATAGCAAACAAGACAGGAAACTCTCTTTCTAACGCATTCTCCAGAGTTAAAGACATAGCTGGTAGAGCTGGTCAGAACAATTTGGAAGGTTCAGTTAGAACTATGGTTGCACAAGCAATGGTAGTACCGCCAAGTGTCACAGGTGGTGGAGGTGGAAATGAAGTTCCTGTTATACAGGATATTCCAAGAAATCCATCTTCAGAGTTTCTTATCAGTAGATTTGGTAGGTCTGCTGAAGAGAGTAGTCCAGTAAGTAACTTCTTATGAGTAGCGAAGAACTTCCAATACAACCGAAAGGATATAATCTATTAAGATTTAACCTTGTTATGAGGGATGAGTATGATCCTGATGCTCAACTGTCAGAGACTGATGGTGGTGAGGATCTTATTGATCTTAGAAAGGT